ATCGTTTAGAACAGTTGTTTAAGTCATAGCGCATTTGATTTTCATCAACAAGGGCCGATGCAATCATCGTGTCAACAATTTTACCGTTAATACTTAAACCTAACGCGCGTATCCAACAAACGTCATACATGGCGTTGTGAAATATTTTTATGGCTGGTGTATTTAATACACCTTGAAACCATTTTAAAACTTTTGCTCTACTCATATTACCACCACCTTCATGTGCGATAGGATAATAACCCGACCATCCTAGTACAGCCACAGCTATTCCTGTAACATCTCCTTTACCTACTACAGATCCTGACCCCATTTTCATTAGGTCTGGGTCTTTAGTTTCTAAGTCAATTGCAATCTCATCATACTTAGATAAGTCTGGAAAATTTTCTGGTGGTAACCACTCTGTCTGTGGTTTAAATAGAGGTATCTGCATCGTAATCCCTTTCAATAATCATTTCTAAAAAGTGTATTGCTTTCAATATATCTTGCTTCTTTCCTTTCAGTCGGTGACGACAGATGTATTTTATAGCACACCCCTCTGGAAAAAGCAATTCATTCTCGACTACGAACTTGCTTGGCTGTATTTTAAATTTTTGATAGTGAGATCCTCCGTGTTGTTTGTCCCAAACGCTTTTCTTTTTCATAATATATATCCCTTCTCATATTTTTTTGGTTCTATTATGTGTAAATTTTCTTTCGTTCTAGTTGCGCCTACATAAAATAATCTATTTTCGTCATCAGGATTTTTTTCATAACTTCTCATAGTATTTTCTGTGAGGTCTGTTAACAAAACAACATTAGTTGCCTCTCCACCTTTAGCTGCATGTATAGTTGATAATTCTATTCTAGGTTTTTCATTTAATTTTTCTCCACTCTTTCTCATCTTTCTTAAATAATTTACTTTAGTTTGTCCGGCATCATCAAACGCTTCGTACCAAACTGTTTTAATTTGTAAACCATAATCTTTTACAAGTTGATCTATTCCGTAAAAAGATTCTTTAACCATACCTTTTATTTTTTTCTTGTGCCAATTTTTTGGTCCCATGTATTTAGATATGTTTTCTATTTCTTTGTAAGAAACTAATTGACCTTGTCTTAAATGCTCCCATGACGTAGCTGCTTCGTGTAAATCTTTTTCATTACTTCTTTTATATCTGTTTTCATAATATAAACCCTGTCTATATAATGATTCTTCTATGTCGTTTAGCATATGTCTAGTTCTACTCAACACTAGCCAATCACCTGTTGACATATCAATACTATCTATATCAAAATGTCTGTGCAAATTTCCTTGATTAACTCTAGGTTCCCATGATTTATCTATTCTATTTCTAATTTTATTTATAATACCCATAGCTAGTCCATGTACTTTTGCAGGTATCCTGTAAGATTGTGTTAAAGGTAGGTATTGTCCCTTTAAAGCTATAAAAGAGTCTACGTCTGCACCAGCCCATCTAAATATTGCTTGGTCATCATCACCTGCAATAAAAGAATCTTTTGTTTTATTCCAAATAGATTTTGTCATGTCCCATTGCATTAGAGATAGGTCTTGTGCTTCATCAATAAAAACTACATCAAACTTTGGTGATTTATCTGATTTTGTAAAATCTAAAATCATGTCATTAAAATCTATTAAGTTATATTCTTTTTTATATCTTGCTAATTCGTTGTGTATAATTCTAAGTTGATCTCTTTCTAAGTCCTGAGTATGTTCTTGCAAATCAAACTGTTGTTCTGGTGTAATGTTACGTAGTTGTGCTAGCTGTATAATTCTTAAATACTCACTATCGGATGTAAAAATACCACCTTGGTCTTCTTGATAGTCAGCGTATGTTACAGGAAAACCTAATTTTTTACCTAAATCTTTGTAGTGTCTAGGTTGCATAACCTGATCTTTTTTTAATCCTAATTTTTTAAAAGCTAAAGAGTGTAGTGTTCTAAAATATGGTAGATCATCTTCTGTTAAATTAAATTTTTTAATTGCTCTGTCTCTTGCTTCGTGTGCAGCTTTTTGTGTAAATGCAAAATAACCTATCTTGTCAGGGTCTGTTTGTTTTAAATAATCATCAACTTTATTTAACAAAGTGGTAGTCTTACCTGTACCTGGTGGTCCTAAAACAATTGTTCTCAAAATATATCCTTTGGTTTTAATTCTTTTTGATTGTAATCATCTTCTTTTTTATCAAATTGTTTAACTACAAACACAGAAATTCTTTCTTTACCTATTCGTTTGTCATCACAATTACATGCTTCTTTTAACATCTGTGCTGTACGTTGATAATTTATATCCCAACGTTTTCTAATTAAAAACTGATTATAAAATCTATCAAAAACAAAATGGTGTAGTCCTTCGTTGGTCCACACTCCACCTTTTTTAAGATCATTTTTATCTGTAGATACCTGCCTGTTTAAACAATATTCCTCTAAATGATTTTGTAATTGATCCTGTGTAGTTACACCTTCTGGCGGATCTATTGGTTCGTGATTCTTCATCAGTGGATTTATTATCATGTCCCAATCTTTTGGTTTTACTGTTGGTGGTTTAAAGTCTAGCTGTTCCATGCATGCTTCCTGGAATAAACTTTGTTGTTTTAAAAATTTTACATTCTCCAAATGTAGTCGTTCTCCATCAACATTAAGGTAATAATATGGCTTTTCTAATTTAATTTTTTGTAAATCGGTTAATGCAGGAAATACTATTTCTTCCCCTATACCAAATTTTCTTTCTCTACATAATTTTTTATCACAAAGATTACACATTGGTGTGTCGTTACATTTGTAACCCCAATCTTTTTTATCGTGTTGACGTTTTATTATTTCTACTTCAGATTCACTTAATGGTATTGTAGATGCTGTTGCATTAAACAAAGTCATTTTACTTTTCCATTCTGCTGGCCATTTTTTCTTAGCATAAACACCAAAGTGAAACATAGAATTATTACGCCCACCTTCTGGTATTTTGTTTATTGCCATAAGTTCTATGCATGGTGGTGCATCATCGTATTCTGACTTAGGTCGTTCTATTTTTATTTGTGTAATGTCTGTTTGTTTTATGTCAGTATATATACTATAAAATTCTTCTAGTGTTGCAGCTTCGCCGTCATTTTTAAATGCATACCTTGTTGTATTATCACCACCAAAATATGGTAAGTTTAAAAAATTTCCCGTGTCATCTGCTGATTTTAATTGAATTTGTTTTGGAAAGACTTCTGATCCGCCATATCCTAATAATGTTTTTATTTCCGTTAGTTTATCTCTCATTCTTTCTGCTGCTACCGGTTGTTCGGAGAAGAGAAAGACATGTGCTCCCCCGCTTTTTGACCTACACACAGCCAAAGGCAATTTAAATTGTTTTATTTTATTTATTAATTGTTTATGATCAAATCCTGCGTAAGAATCTATATCTACACATCCCCACACACATTGATTGTTTTCGTTAATAGGTATGATCCCCAGACTCTGTGTACCATTTAAATGCATAGTCCACAGTTCCGTGGTCACTGGTTGACGTACTACAAATGATTGTCCTTTTAGTTTAACACCATTTTCTGCTGGTGTGTTAACTTTGGTACAACCATGCGCACGTTCTAATCCTTTAAATATTTTTTCAAACATAATTTTTAATGGGCGCTTCCACTCTCGCTTCCACGCCCACTCCTAGGATTCTATTAGTATGGTGTTGAGTCTTTGGTATCTTCTGATCCGTGTTTAACCTGCACTTGATCTTTACCAACACTAGTTGCAAAAGCTTTCGCCATGCCGTAGATATTTTTATCTTCGACTGGTCCCATCTTTTCAACTTCCCATCCAAACCATGTTCCTTTGTCATTAGACATTTGAACAGTTGATAGATTATAAATGTGGCTGTAAGTTGGCGGTGTAAACAAACCATTTTTACCTTGTAGTTTAATACCCATCATTAATGAATTCCATTTTCTACTAACTTTAAGTTGAGTAGATTTCATAGAAATCAAAGCTGTTGATGGAGTTTTACCCAACACAAGTACAAAGTGACTAGCAGTATTATCAAGATAATTTCCATTAGGTAATCTATCTTTAAATGATTTATCACGAGTAGTTGTACTCACGATATCACTATCTGCGTCATGAATTGCAACAGGTGCACCACTGCTGGTACCTCTGTCCTGCCATTCAATGTATTGTCTTTTGTAATGACAAGGTACAACACTAATTTTATCAAACAATTCGTTTGTAACTGTGTTGATTATTTTGCCAGGCTCTGCGCCTTCGACATATTTACCATCTCTTTTATTTACTTCCGGAGATAGTTGGCCCAAAATTTTTAAGAATGGTAACGCAAGATCTTCTTGCGATATATTCTGAGCGCCTTGATTTGCATCAGCTTCCATATCAAATGTTGCTAATGCTCCTTCTTTTTTTTCTGCTACTTGGTTCATTGTTATTGTTTCCTTTTTATTGTTGTTTTATTTCCAACGAACACGTTGAAAATTTCCGTTGGCATTGTTTTACCTGCCTCTAAACGCTCACGGACTAACGCTTTAAGAGTCATGGGCTCAACCTTCAACTTTTGTGTCGGTTGATACCCACGCTCTTGTGCAAGAGCAGCATAATCAGCTGCCTTGTTATCCTCGTTACGACCGAATGATACGGATATCTCATTTTTGATTATATCACCCAAGCCATTTTCACGAAGCCATTGAAATGCTTTATCTCTGTTTGCAACAGAAATATTTGCACTATAATTTGGTTTTACATCTACTGAAGAACCATCCATAAGTTTTAAATGAGATAAACCCATTTCACTCATCATAGTTGGTATTACTTCTCCTGATATGTAGTCTCTTTTCTTTTTCCATTCTTTTAATTTTTCTTCTCCTGATTCTATATCAGAAATAATATCCTCTAATCTTTCAACTTGATCTGCAAGTGATTGAATATTGTCAGTTTTTTTAATGACCTTCTGTTGGTCTTCTTCAAAGTCAATTTTATTCATCTATCTTTCCTCTTTCATATAAGTTAATTTGAATAGGATAATATTTTCTTTCTTGCTTATCCCATTTTAGTAAATTGTATTTACCATTTGTTATGTCAGAAACTATAGAACATGCTACACCAATAATTGCAGGATCACCAGTTAATAATAAATAATCTTCTGTTGTAAAATTTTTTAAAGCTTTTCTAAGTTTAAAAATTAATGGTCCAGGAGAAAATATTATTTGTGATAATTCAGGTAATAAAAATTCAAAGTCACCATATTCTTTAGCACCCATAATATTTATTTTAGGCCTACCTTCGGCAGTTCCAGCAATGTGTTGAATTACATAAACTTTATTTTCTTTCATGCTTGACAATATAGGTCTTAGCTGTTATCTTGTCAAGTAGAAAGAAGAAAAAGTATGAACTATAAATTTAAAACAAAACCTTACGCACATCAAATGACTGCGTTAGAAAAATCGTGGAATAAAGAAAGCTATGCTTATTTTATGGAAATGGGTACAGGTAAAACAAAAGTATTAATAGACAATTTGGCTATGCTTTATGACAAAGGCAAAGTCAATGGTGCTCTTATTATTGCTCCTAAAGGAGTAATTGGTACATGGTACAATAATGAATTACCCACACATTTACCAGAACATATAGGAAATGTGTCTATCTTGTGGCAATCTAATATTACTAAAAAACAACAAGAAAAACTAGAAACATTATTTGAAGTAGAAGAAGCTCTTCATATTCTTATAATGAATGTAGAAGCATTAAGCACAGATAAAGGTTTAAAATTTGCAGAAAAATTTTTATCTTGTCATGAAACTTTAGTAGCTGTTGATGAATCTACTACTATAAAAAACCCTAAAGCTAGTAGAACTAAAAATATTTTATCATTAGCACGTTCTACTAAATATAGAAGAATAATGACAGGCTCACCCGTAACTAAAAATCCGTTAGATTTATTTAGTCAATGTTATTTTTTAGATCCTTTTCATTTAAACCACGAATCTTATTATTCATTTAGAATGCGTTATGCTGTTATGAAAAGTGCACACATAGCTGGACGTAAAATACAACTTGTAGCTGGTTTTAAAAATTTAGGAGAATTGTCTCAAAAATTACAACCTTTTTCTTACAGAGTTCTTAAAGAAGATTGTTTGGATTTACCTGATAAAATTTTTATTAAACGTCAGATATCTTTAACTCCTGACCAACTTAAAGTATATTCTCAAATGAAAGAAAAAGCTTTGGCTATTTTAAATGGTAAAGTAGTTTCTACTAAAAATGCGTTAACTCAAATTATGAGATTACATCAAATAACATGTGGTCATTTTTCATCAGATGATGGAGTTACACAACCTATTAAAAATAATAGAATTACAGAATTAATGAATGTGTTAGAAGAAACAGAAGGCAAAGCAATTATTTGGGCTCATTATCAGTATGACATCATATCTATTATTAAAGAAATAACTAAAGTATATGGTCCGGGGTCCATTGTTGACTATTATGGATTAACGCCACAAGAAGAAAGGCAACCTAATATTAAAAAATTTCAAGACGACCCTAAGTGTCGGTTTATAGTTGGAACGCCTTCTACGGGCGGCTATGGCATTACTTTAACGGCTGCAAACACCGTAATTTACTATTCTAACGGATATGACTTAGAAAAACGATTACAGTCAGAAGACCGAGCACACAGAATCGGCCAAAAAAAATCGGTAACTTATGTTGATTTAATGGCGGACGATACAGTGGATGAAAAAATCGTAAAAGCTCTACGACGAAAAATAAGCATAGCATCAGAAGTTTTAGGAGAAGAATTAAAGTCATGGATTTAATAGGATATACATGCGACGCGCGCTGTAATTTTTAATTTGTTACTTTTCCGCCGGACCATTTCATTTCTGGAAGGCCTTGAGTATATTTTTTACCGTCAAAAGTTAATACTTGTTTTCTGTTTGAGTCTGATTCGTGATAGCTTATGTGGACCCAGCCCCCTGCCGGGTCGTCTTTGTCGTAGTACTCCATAATTAATTGATCGAAGTCCACGTTATTTTGTAGCCAGTAGGCTGTTTGAATATTTGGCACGCCAAAAATTTCTAGGTCGACGGCTTGGCCCTTGGCATGTTGCGACGTCTTTTTTGATCCTATCGCCTCACACAACGCTTCACTACGATAGCCCGATGTTATTGTAACTGGTTTGTCAAAGTGTGCACGTAAAGGTTCGAGCACTTCATAACATAGATCACCTAAACTTTTAATCTCACCTGCTCCTGGTGTGTTGTCAATTCCCCTACGTTGAGCGGTCATTGACTTGGTCATCTCTTTTAAAGTAAAATGTTTTGAAAGTTGCATAAAAATTTTTTTATTTTGTGATTAATGTAAATATAACATAGCCCATTCCTGAGATCAAGGCACCAACAGACACTAATAGAATGCTTTCTATTCTATGTATTTGTTTTTCAATAGAATGAATTTTATCATGAGTTTGTTTTTGCATAATCCTGCATAATTTTTCATGAGAAGTTATTCTTTGAAGTGCATCATCTTTAGACATTAGTTTTCCTCGCAATTACTTTTTCTGTTGGAGATAGTAGTGCATCTTCCGTTCGTGTCAAGTTTGTAATTGGGTTTTTATTAGCCATAGCTGTGGTATTTATAACAGGTTGTGGTGTTTTTTGACTAAACCCTTCCGGTAATGGTTTGTTTTTTTCTTCTTCTTTAAATAATTCTATACCTTTTTCAATAATACCTTCTTCTGGAAAAAGATATCGTTCTTCATCTATTATAAAATCTTTATTTAATTTTTGTTTTTTTAATTTTTTTTCTATTTTACTAATTCTTTTTAATATTCTTTTAGATAATGGATTTGGTATATCATATGTTTCTGCTAATCTTTCATAAGCATCTTTCATACTATCAGAAACACCAAAAGGATTAAATTTATTTTTTTTAATTGCTTTGTATAAAGGCAGCATATTTCTAGCTTTAAAAATTTCTTTAATTTCACTTTCTTTCACGCCTAAAATTTTAGCGGCATCATATCGTCTTCTCATTATTTCAAATGTTTCTAATCTTTGTTTGTTTGCAAAAATAAATTGCTTAATAATTTTGTTATCATCTTTTATAGGATCCCCTGTAAGAGTTCCTGCATAAATTAAATTTCTTTCATTACGTTCATTTGTTCTAAACTCACCAATCATAATTTCCAAAGATTTGTTTATGTTCATTGGCGCTGCTCTTAAACCAAGTAATCCCATTAATTCATCTGACACTTCAAACTCAGTTCCTTTGATTGTTTTACCTTTAAGCGCTGCATATAATCTTTCCATTTGAACTTGAGAACCTGGTGTATATAATTTAGCTAAGTATTTAATACTTTTCATAATTTTATCACCTTCAGAATCTCTTTTATTCCAGATCCGTGATCCTTGTTTAGTTTTTCCACCCCTTGCATAAATATCTAAGATACCTCCTACCCAAATTGCTTCTGATACAAATGGTTCTACTAATCTCCCCAATGCTTTTGTTAAACCTATGACTAAACTAGGAATAACTGGTTCATCTTCTCTTCTATTTATTTCAGTAAATGCTGTCATAAAAGGACCTGTTACAGTGTCATAAAAAAATGCTCTACTAAAGTCTATGTATTTATATTTACCGTCTTCATATACAGGTAAGAGTGTAGAGTCTTTTGAAAACCATGGAACAAATTCTCTAAGCGCCATAAGTTTATCGTTCGTAAAACCATATAATTGTTTAAATCCCCATACAGCTGTAGGTCCTAAAATACCTACTGTCGTAGCAAAACCTGCTGCTCTTTCATAACCTATTCTAGCTAAAATAGGGTCTTTTATTTCTCTTTTAGCACCAGTTATTATATTTGTTGATGTTCTAATAATTTCTGAAGGCCATGATACGAAATTACCCAGTGGTGATCTTCTAAAACCTTGTACAAATTCTGAAACGTATGCATAGTTTGGTAACATTTCTCTAACATTTTTAGTTGCCATCTTCATTATTTCTAATCTGTCTGGCATGTCAGCTTTTTTAATTTTACCTTTTTTTAATGCAGAGTTGTATGCTCTAGCAATTTTAAAATCTTCTGCTAAAAAATTCCATATTTTCCATATGTCATCTTCAGCAATGTACATATCTTGTGCACCTTTTAATATTCGTTTTGTTTTATTACCAAGCTTGTTCCACATTCTTTGTAAGAAACCTGTTTTAGCTGTGTCCTCAATTAGCCCCATTACATCTCTGTAAATAGCATTTTGATTTACCATTCCTTCTTCTAGTAAAAATCTATATAAAGCCTGACCACCTTCACCTTTTAGTGCTTCTGAAAATTGTTCTGGTGTTGCATATCTATCAATACTTTTTGCACCTGGTGCATTTCTATAAAGTATTTGTGGTTGCAATGTATTAAATGCCGTCTTTAAAGATTTTAAAGCAAAACCTGGATTAGTAATAGCAAGAGTTATGTTACCCATAGATACAGTAGTCACCGCACCTGATGAAAAGTTTCTTGCGTGAGTAAATGGACCTCCAACTGTTTTACCCATTTGAACTAAACCTTTTGGAACCATAACTGCATATTGATATGCTGCATTTTTTGTAATGCTGTTCATTGTGTTAGCAGCACCTCTACGTAATCCATCAGCTATAACTTTAGTTGTAAACATACCGTTGATCGGAACAGTGTATGCTTGTTCACCTAATTTTTGTGGTAATTGTAAACCTGTTGATGCATTTACTATTTCTGAATCTATTCCAAAAGCTTTTCTAGCTGAGTTATAGGTAGGATAAACAATACCTATTTCACCTTTTTTAATTAAAGCATCTGAACCTTCTTTAATTACATTATAAAATCTATCCCTTGATGCAATTTCTGCAAGATCTGTTGTTACATTAGAAATAATAGAGTTAACATTTTTAAATTCACCAAACAAAGCTTTAAATGCTGCTAGATCTGATTTAGTTTGTATTAACCCACCTTTTTTATCTGGTTTAAATTTACCACCACCAGTTATGTTCTCTGCTATGTTTTTAGTTATTAATGCTTTGTCTTTTGCAATGTCAGCTGCTTCAAATCTAAAAATAGGACTAAATGTTTGTGGATCTAGCTCAACGTTTTTAACAATGTCTTGTACAATTAATTGTGCATCTGTTTTTTTTAATTGTTTACCATTAGCTCTAGCACTTCTAACAAATATATCAGCAACTTCATCTATTACATCATTAGATGGGGCATATTCTTTTACAGGTTTTAAACTTTTTTCACCAAAAATTTTATACTCAGAACTTAAACTACTACCAATTCTTTCATTCATTAATTTTACAAATTCTTTAGCACTTACATTTAAATTTTTACCTTTTAGAACTGCGTTCATAAACTGAGCCCATGATGTATGGACATTCATTAGTTCGTCTATTAATTTCGTTGCATCCTCTGGTTTTACTTTTAATTGTTTAGTAATAGCATTCCAAAAATTATCTAATGAATTATCATCAAAACCTTTTACAACAACTCTACCATTTTTAATGCCAAGATTTCCTTTGTTAATTACTTTAATAATTAAATCAGATAATTCTTTAGTCATGCCGGATGAGTTAGCTGCTGATTGTGAATACTTAGATATTTGTTTTGTAATTTCATCTATGTTTTTTAAATAATCTGTTGCTAATAAATTAGCTGAAGATTTTTTTCCTTCTAATCTTTGCATGCCTTGAAACTGAGGTTCAGGAAAAGGTCCTCGAGCTCTAAATGGACGTGCTATAACTTTTTCTACAAATTTATCAAAATTAGTTGCTTGACCTGCTCGCTTAACACTAGCATCTAAAATACTTTTACCAATTTTACCCATACCTACTATCGAAGGTATAATAGGAAAACCCATTTCACCAGAAAATTTTAATTTGTTATAGATCATTCTCATGGCATCATCTTTAGCTGTTTGTTTACCATCTCTATCTAATGCTGTAAGCTCACCTTCATCAAAAAATATATCTCCAAAAGTTCCTATGTTTTCTGCATCATAAACTACACCACCAGTAACACCACCACCCACAAACAAACCTACAAATTTTTGTTTACCAGAAAGTCTATTCCATTTTTCTACTTCTTTAGCTAACTTGTAGCCTTCTTTATTACCAGCTGTTCTTAAATATTTATTTTTTTTAACTCCAGATATTGCTTTGTTATATATTTCAAATGCTTTGTCAGTTACTTTAGCACCATATTTACCAACCACTTTCCAACCACCATATAGCTGTACTAATGTTTCTGTAATTCTACCAATAGCTGTTTCTTTAGCTCTTGTATCTAATTCTTTTTCAATCATACCAAAATAAGTTTTATCCCACCAGTTTTCTAATTGTGCAACTTTACTTTGATCAACAGGTATTCCATCTTCACCTACAGCATCCATAATCATTGCTCCAAGGTTAACAAATCCTTTTGGTATTTTAATTGCCCCCGAACCTACAGCAGAAAGAATTGATTCAGTAACTCCAACCTCACTTTCAAAAGGTATGCTTTTTGAATCTGTATAAATAAACCCACCTGAACCTGGTTGTTTTACTGAAAAATTAAATGGTTCTTTTTCATCTGTTTCTCCTGCTTCACTAGCAAGAGTTGAATACTTACCTTTTTTTAAAATTCTTTTTTGGTTTTCATTAAGTTTATCGTCTTCAGGAAAAATAGTTGATCCCGTAGCCCAATCAATTTTAGCGCCTTCCAAAATACCTCGCATACTTTCCATTTCTTCACGAAAGTATTCTTTGTTTTCTGCGTCACTAAATTTTCTAGAGTCTCTGTATTCTGGATCTTCTTTTAATTTTTTTTCAATATACGCATCTTCACCATGTTTTTTTTTAAATTGAAAGTCTCTAAGTGTTTGAAATGCAGTGTCAAATGCATTTGCTATGTTACTTTGTTTACGAATAAAAGCTTCGTTCTTTTCTGCTTCTTCTTCAAAAGTTAATACAGAATCAACAGCTTTTTTTACTTCTTTCTTTTTTTCGTCTTGATCTTCTTCAACAAGTGTACGGGGGTCAAATCCAAATACCATTTAGCCTCCTAGTCGGTTGAAATTGTTTCTGATATGTAATCTTCGTATGGAATTAAAAATTGTCCTTGTTTAACAAATGCTTTTTTAGTTAAAAAATCTATGTAGACTCTACCTTCTTTGTAATCAGATTTTTCAGGGTCATAATCTCTAATAACTAATCTTTTTTCTGTTTCATCTGTTCCTCTACCAACATCACTATCCTCAATATAATATTGTTCGGGGTCATGATAAACACCTTTATATTTTCCTTCGGAAAGATCGTTCATAAAATCATTTAAAACTACAGCATCAGTTCTTCCTATTTCATATATTTTTGCAAGATCTTCAATTTGAGTAGTTTGTAATTTTTCTTTTCTTAATAGGTCTTCTCTTTCAGTCTCTTCTGGACTTTGATCTTTTCTATATGTTGGAACTAATACTTGTAATGCTTCTTGTACAGTTTTAAATCTACCAGCTGCAACCATTTGTTCAGCTCTATTTATTAATGCATCTTTGTCTTCGTCACTTAATTGTTTAAACACCTGCATAACAGTGTCTCTTTTATTACCATACTCAGCTATATTTTGTTTCATTAATAAATTTAATGGCTCTTTAGCTGCAGTGCCTATTGTTTGGAAAATAGGTTGACCACCTGGAGCTGCTAATATGTTAGCACCTAGTCCCATAAAAAAATCAGATCCTTTGTAAGGATATTTAGGAGTTAGACTTTCTATGATGTTTACTCTGTCAGTTACTTTTTTTCCAATGTCTTTCATTGGATCATTGTCTTCAACAAGTTGTTTATCATCAGTTCCATCATAACCTTGTCTTTGAACACCAGTCATAATGCCACCGCCAGCTTTACCGCCACGTCTAAACATCGGTCTATTTAAAGTTCTGTTAAACATATTACGTATTAAAAGCTTTGTATGCTCCCAATCCTAACGAAGCTATTCCTAACGCCTGCTGCAACGGCGATTGATTAGGTGTAACTTGTGAAGTGTATTGACCCATAGCACCACCCATAACGTTACCCATACCAGCACCCATGTAACCAAGTCTTTCATATGGTTCGTAAGCTGCAAGTCTGTTTGCTTCTCTTTGTTGATCAAGAACAGATTGTTCATACAATTGTTGGCCGCGCCCAGCTTGACCCAACGTTGAAATATCTGACCCGTATAAATTTGGAACTAGTGTAGCCATTCTTTGTTGATCAGCTCCTAGTTGTTGTGTTTGTGTAAATGCTCTGTCAGCTGCAGTTTGTGCTTGACCAAATCCTTGTTGTAACAATTGTGCATTTAATAAAGCTCTTTTTGCATCAGAGTCAGCCATGTATTGTGATCTCATAACACCTTCTCTACCACCACCTAAGTTTCCAGATTTAGCAGCCATTAATCCTATATTTGTTAAACCTGTTTGTGCTTGCTTATCATACTCAGACATTGTTGCATCAATTACGTCTTGTTGATACGGCGACATAAATGGTTTGTAAGCATCAGGTCCTACTAAATCTTGTGCACCCCTCATGTCTGTAGGTAAACCTGCAAACGTTCCTGTGCCTGTTTGATATGATCCAGCTTGTGTTAAGTATGGTGCATATGCGCCTATACCTGTGCCTTGAGTTGTGGCTAATGCGTAAGCATCTTTAGTTGCTTGGTCTTGACCAGCAACCATTGGTTGAAATTTTGTTGTATCTAATGGTAATGCAGTTAA